GAAGGACCATTTTCCACAGTCATGTCTTCATCAGATGGATCAACAGATACCTTACGAACATATTCGTGCTGGTCTTTCCACCATCCCAAAGTAGACTTAGACGCAGAACGACCAGCTGTCAATTGTTGCTTGACATCAAACTTTACAAAGCATGCATTGTCTAACAAGTCTTGATAGGTTGGTCGTTTCTCTGGATCAAAGTGAACCATCGCTGCAGAAAGAACCACACAATTGGATTCTACTCCCAGCGTTTCCACATCGAACATGAACATTAGAATCCTCTACCTTCACCATCTTTAGTAAAGAATGATTTGATCTTTTGCTCTTTAGTCCAACCAGCAGTATAATCATTATCAATATCACAAAGAGCGATGGCTTCGTCTTCAGTAACAACACGATGTGATGTAATCACTTCTGGAAGTGCCAACTGAGAAAACTCTTTAGCATCTTCGCAGGTAACATCATCCATGGCATACTCTGGATTAGATGCAGGTGCTTCGACCATGTAACGCATGCGATAAGACATGACTGCTTCGACCAATACCCACACTGAACCTTCTTTGATTTTAGATGGTGTTTCCAACTCTTGAATACGAGCAGTCAATACGCTAACAGCAGTATTGAAATGACCAGTACCCTCACTGTCAGGATCGTAACGATCTAGTAGAACTTGTCGTTCTTGTTTCAACATATCAATATATTCTTTACTCATTAATCATCTCCTTAGTTAAAGCCAACGAATTCTTCAATGCTTTCTCAGCAACTCGCAATCCATATTCCATTTCATAAATCCTGCGTTTAGCAAGACTCAACTCACGATTAGTTTGCTGATTTTGTTCATACAACTCTGTGGTATCTTTCTTAAGTTTATCAACCCAAGTAGTTACTTTATGTATAGTAACCCAAGTGCCATCAGCAAGTTTGGTATGACCATCACGAATGCGTAGTTCATCAGTCCACCTACTACCTTCCTTTTCTTCTTTCCAAGAAGGAATAGGTTCAAACAAAAACAATTCTTGTTGTTCTAATTTTCGTAGGAGAACATCAAAGTTTTCTTCAATCGTATCTTTACCATAAAACATTATTCATCTCCCTCATCAGATTCATATTCTTCTTCACGACCAGACATTGCTGCATGGATGTCACAAAGTGTGCGATGCCATCCATCGGTGTATGTTTTTCCTGGAGCACCACACTCTTCGCAAGTACGATAACTCATAGACTCTGCGAAAGAAATATATTGATAGTGTTTGTCTGTTGCAGCTTGAACATAGAAACGAAGTCCACCAAACTTTTCTTTAACTTGAGAAGCAACTGGAACCTTCAATGTTTCTTCATCTAGTTTTGCTTTGGCTTCATCAATCAGTTCTTGAGTGACAATTTTACCAACTGGATCTCCATTATCTTTGAATCCAAATGTTGGTTGGCCAACTTTATCTTTGATGGATTCATAACGACTTTCAGCACCACGATATTCAGAAGTCAACAGACCACAAAGAACATCAATGAGATTATACCAACCATCACCACAGTCAAATCCCCAGCACATGGCTGTAGTTCGCATATCTGCATTACGATCTTTAAAGATCAGCGGATACTTTGCACATAGTGCTTCATCAAGTTCACGTTTCATTTCATCCTCCAAATGCATCAATGATTAAAGTGCATGCCATAATATATTTTGTATTGCCAACTACATCGTCTGGATGCATCCAAACTCCGTCAGGATTGAGTTCGTTCTTTGGATTAGCTGACCATTGGTCTAACTCAGACTGAAGATATGTTCTCCACTGTTTTAGATTGTCTTTTGTAATACTATCTGCAGTATCTTGCGAGATTTTCATCTTCATATCAGCCCCATGTCCTGTGGTTTTCTGCCACATGTTCCATACCATCATACTCATGGATGTGCCACTCAGCATCATCAGGCACTTCAACAATCTTCAATTCAGACGCCCAACCATCTGCTGCTCTACCCATCTCTTCGATCACAGCAATCAAATCTGGATCATTGCGTTGTTCATAGAACTCATACTCACTTATGTATGTAGCGTCAGATTGTTCACTACCTGCTTTGTAATAGTCTGAGTCGTTTCCACGAATTGGAAACTTGGCTGGCACTTTATCAAACGCAATACCTTTACGGTCCAGTAACTTCTCGAATGCTTCATTTGAGATACCGAATCCACCAAAACATGTATTAATTACTACTTTCATTTTATCACCTTTGAATTATCTGCAACATCTTTATCATCACGAAGTTCAATGAACACTGGAAGGAACAATGATTCTTCTCCAGCTTTATTCTTGATACGACTATTATACTTCACTGCTACGATTTTGTCAACTAAATTTTCACTCCAATACTGCTTGCGATTTGCATCTGTAAAACCAGATCCAACATTTACCTTTACAATTCCATCTGCAGATTCACAGATAATTGCACCAAGCATTCCAACTGCTTTACCTTTACCTTCTTCGACTGCAACAATCTTTAGATCGCATTCCAACTCACCTTTGAATTTAATTTGCGTCTTGCTACGTTTGTCTTCCCAAACACCAGCACCATCTTTAAGGATGATACCTTCGAAACCTTCTGCAAGATATTCTTGAAAGATCTCTTGCGCTTGTTCTATCGTTTCAACAATTGACGATGTAACTGCCCAGATCTTTTTGCCTTCTGCTTTCTGCTTGCTGGTAATTTGTACCAGTGTGTTGAATCGTTTTGCATACGGAGTTCCACAATAACCATCAGTGAAGTATGCGTAAGGAATTAAATCCCAAACAGAAGCATGAACCATTGCAGCTTGTTCAGCAGAGATAGTACCTTTGTTTGCTTTGTTTAGGATACCATTACCAGTTTGACGATCTGCAAACTGATGATCTCCATCAAGCATAACCAACAACTCACCATCAAATACACAATCAACATCACCAGCAAGTGCAGCGAATTCTTTCTCTAGATTACCCAGCAAATGAATCTGCTTACCATTACGACTACGGAATTCTACTTTGCCACTACGAACAATGGCATTGAAACGCATACCATCCATCTTCATCTGAGCATACGCTGGGAATTTAATCTTGTCAACCAGCTTTTGTTCGAATGGTGAGCACAGCATACATGGATACTCAGGAATCAAACCAGACCAAACCTTGTTGGCAGTCGATACATCAACGCCACAGTTTAGATCCTTCTGGATGATTCGTTCAATCACTTTAGCATCATCAGCATCAAGAGAAGATAAAACATTTTTAAGGAAATCAATTGCAGCATGCCCTGTCACTTCTCTACTTGAAAGACTATACAACTGTCCCATAGCAAAGCCAAGAGTCATCGTATTGAATTTTGGATCTCGGCTGTACGCTGGAATCTTTCGTTGATAGAATTGAGTAAATGGATCCAGTGCTAGCCGAATTACCTCACGCAGAGTTTCGTTATCGCTCTGAGAGTTTAATTGGTCGATCTTGAAATTGCGTGAGGCATTTTCAGCGAGACTGTTTAGAAATTCATTTATGTTCATTCAAAACTCCATCAATATGTTTACACTTACCATGATATTTAAAACCGATACAACTACAGACCATACCATTTTCTGATTCTTCTACGGTATATACGTTGTCTTTGCTACCTTTGATATGCCAGATTTTATTTGTTGGCTCTTGTCCAGCAAAATGCATATTGCGTTGAATAACTTTGAATTTACGATATCGTATATCAATACGAATCGGATTCTTGAACATCATAAAGTCTTTGGGATTATTCTTTTTAAAGTAACCAAAGATTTTGTCTTTTGATTCAGTCATGATGTAAGTATGATTACATGCCGTACCTACTTCCCACTGAGTAATTTCTCTAGCGAGAATCATGCTGCTTTCCGAAAGTAGCCGTAGCGGAGACCCAAGGTAAAGCACAGGTACTCATCATCACCACTAGTACCTTCAGCTTCGTGGATCCACTTGAGTGCAGCTTCACGTGACACTGCACCAGCAGAGATCAATGAATCGATCTGCGCTTCGAAACGAACTGCAGCACTGGCTTCGCTTTCTTTGCGAGCAATCTCTTCACGCTCGATGACTCGACCAAGGGTTTCGAATTCTGCCATGAATTCTTCCTCAGTCCACTGAGTGGTATCGATACCACGAGGACGGACACCATACGCATC